GACCAGAAATACAAAGTGCTATCTTCATAGTAATTCAAGTCCTACGTTCTGTCCATTATCAACAATACCAAATGGTTTCAGGTTTTCTTTTTCCATCACAACCATACTATTATAAAATGTTACTGAGTATAGATTATTATAAGTTATCAGTGCTTCTGTAGAAAGAGGCGTTCCAGTGCTATGCATCTGATAAGCAGGAGCATAGAAATGTTGTTGATTGATTGTATCAGTAACTCGTTTTGAGTGTTCAAGGAAAGTATTTGGACCACGGAATGAACCACCCCACTGTGTCCAATAACTTGTATGAGTATCTTCACAGATAAAAACGCCACCCTCATTTACATGAGGAAAAACTTTATTCATTGTTACAATCTGATGATTCATAATATGTGAACCATCATCAATCACAATGTCAAACTTATCTTGCTTTGATAGCAAATCGTTCCAGAAGTTTTCATCTCCTTGATCACCAATTACAATCTCAACATTACCTTCATATTGATGTCGTTTACAATTCTCATCAATATCAACGGCAACAATTGTTGTGCCTTCACCAAAATATTTTTGCCATAATTCAATAGAACCACCATTAAGAACTCCAATTTCCAAGATTCTTGGTGCTTTGCCTACAAACTTGCTCAGATGTTTCTCATAAACATCAAAATAGCCTGACCACTTTGAACAACCTTTTTCAAGCTTTAGATATAAATCTACAATTTTATTTGTCGTCATATTTTGCCTCAATCACTTTCTTCCAGTCGGGAACTCTGTCGTACTGATGTACAATAGTATACTTTATTCCTTCTGAAGTTACAACTTTATCACCCTCTAATTTCGGTGATGGTTCAAGTAGCACTGGTTTAAATAAATCTATTTTGCTTGGGTCAGCAGTTGTGCCTAATTGACATGCCCATCCCGTTTCGGATGTTGTATACATTGATGAATTGATATATGGATGTCTTGAAATCATTACGTTGAATACCGCTTGGTCAACGATAGGAATTGGACGATTGATACAATTCAAAAACAATTGAAGTACCAAATCTTTCATTGCATGTCCACGACCAGCAAGAACACCTACATTAAAAATAGTATTGTTCTTAAAATCTTCATAAATGCCCTGTCCATAGCACTGTGTTAGATTCTCACGGCCCCATGGCTCATCTTTGTATTTTAAGCTTTCAGAAGAAAAAATCAAATCTTCTTTTTCAGGTAAATTTTTCTCAATCCATTCAATCGGATTCTTTTGAAAAATAACATCTTTAACATCTGTAGTAATTACAAATCGATATTGATTATCTTTGAGTAGTTTATAGATATGAACAAAACGTTCAACGTGTACCATCAACTGTGATTGATATATAAGATTACCGTCAGCGTCTTGATTGAATGCAATAATTGAAAAGCCTGCGTCAGTTACTTTTTGTACAGTATCTTTATCGCAGTTCATGAGAATCAGGACTTTATCACCTTCAAATCCTGATGCATTGATTGAGTTAACCCAAAATTTTAATTTTGACCAATCATAATTGGTCGCACAGCCCACTATCAAGTCTTTCATAATATCTCCAGTAATTTAATTTCTGTCTGTTGTATTCCAGTTAGTTGTGAATTTTTTGTATTGTTCTTTACTCTGTCCAGGAGTATCGTCAACGTATTTAGCCGTTAGTTCTGGGCGACCCCATTCTCCTGCGCCAGCTTGAGAGACAAACTCTTGTGGTTGTTTTTTATCAACCTTTAAGAAATCTTTAAAAGTTTTCATACCGTGAATGATGAACCGCAACCACAAGTTGCAGTTGCATTTGGATTTTTAATTGTAAATGAAGCACCCATCAAATCTTCTTTATAATCAATCTCTGCTTCATTCATGTATTGCATACTCATACTATCTATGACAACGCCAATTCCGTCTTTATTAAAAGTAAAATCATCATCTGCTGGTGGTAGTTCTTCTAAGGAAAATCCATATTGAAATCCAGAACAACCACCGCCCTGTACGAAAACACGCAGCTTCAAAGATGAATCTTCTTCATCAATAATAGATTTTATTTTCTTTGCTGCTGAATCGGATATCGTAATCATTTAGCCTCTTGTCAATGTCAGAATTTTTTGCATTTGTTTTTCAATTACTGGACCACGATTTGGCCAGTGGATGTATGGCTGACTTGCTGTTTTGTATAAATTAGTAAGAAATGGCATAATAATCTTTTCTAATTGTTGAAGTCTTGCTTTGTATTCTTCAACAGTTTCATCTTTCTCTGCGATGACTGCTTCATACTCCGCCTCATCAACTGCTGTGAAGCCGAAATCATCGTCTGCATATTCTGCTAAAATTTTATTAATATCGTATTCCATTATTTGTCCCATGCTTTCTGTGCGTTAAAATTTTGTCTGCTAAATTCCAATCTATCCACCAATTTAAGTGCTTTACCTAAATGGTCCACCGCAACGAATCCTTCAGGAGCAGTAATTCTAAAACCATCGTCTGTACGAACAAATGTGCCAATACTTCTTATAGTTTCTAGTTTACGAATAATCATGAGCTTCGCATCTACAATTAAATTCATCAAATCAAAAATCATTTTAAGTTGCACAGCATTTGAACGATAAAAACGCATGACTTCATTTTTTTCTTTTATACGTTTTTGTTTTGTATCTTCTTTCTTTGCTGCAAGAATCTCTTTGTTTAGTTTTGCTTCAACCCAATTTAATAATTCTTGTGTGTGAATTCTTGTGTCAGCAATTTTTTTACCCTCACGTACTTTTGTATTATTAAATGTTTTAATTTGTGTCAAAAAAACATCTGATGCTGAAATTCGATTTAGCGTCAATGCAGGTATAGTCTGAAATGTTCTACCAGCTTGTGAGAGAATCGATGTAATCTCAGCAGTTTCTCCTTCAGTAAATGTGACTGAACCCGATGCGTCAGTAAATGATGCGTCACGAAACCAAACATCTTTAGTTTGTTTTAAATGTCCAATATCAATATTAAATGATGCTTTCATCGTATCTAACGATTTACCCGAATATGCTGTATGAAATACCACACCAATCTGTGCAGCAAGCATCGCCTGTGCTAATTTAGATTTAACTGGCACAGCATACACAATCGTATTTGGTTGAAATATAATATATTCTTCACCGTCAATCGTTTCTTTTGAGATGTCTCCCTTAGAGAACATCATATCACCTTGCAACACACCTTTAATGCCTAACTTAGGTAAATATGCAAGTGCAAGTTTAAGTTTCTGATTAAGTCCCTCACCAGGATGATTCTCATCGATATCTTTATCAGTATAATTCAATTTTGCATTTTTTGCAAACACTGATTTAGTACCAACGAAAAATTCTCCATTTTCTGGATTCGTGCCAGCAAAGATAGCAGGAGCACCATCCCACTTTGTGGTGACATTTATCTTTGAGCCAGTATGTCCAGCTAACATATTACGCAATGAACGTAAAAAATCTATCGATTCACGTGCGCCAGAAACACCACGATTCAATACATTATCTTCCAAATGTTCCAAATGAAGGTTTTTTCCTTCCATACTTTCCTTTAAGTATTCTTTAAATTTCATATGTCGAAGCAACTTAGATTTAAATCTTTGGTTATTATGGTCACATTTTTTCCATTGACTGGAGCAATATTATATGGTGATTTTTTTGCTGAAGGTATTGCAAATTGCATTTCAAATGTGAACTGATAATTTCCACTTCCTTTATATTGTACACGGGCACGATATGTTGCTTTTGCTGAAGAACCAAAAGCGGGAACATTCTTTAATTTTAATGGATTTTTTTTACCCATTAAATAGAAACCATGCGTTCCAACATTAACATAGTAAGTGGCTTTTTTGTTATAATATTGTTCAATTTTTGTCGCTGAGATTTCTCCACGAATATCTTTGAATGTATCACGGTCTCGTTCATATCTTTGTTGCGGAGTCATTTTTCCAGCAGTTGCTTCCCATTTCAAATCTTTATCTCGTTTATATGGAACTTCTTTCCACTGTTTCTTAATAAAATCAAATAAGCCAACTTCTTCAGCCAGTTCTTTAATAAACATTTTTTCGTCATCATCTTTTTTAATGTCACCAAATTTCCATGGATTTTTCTTATCTGATGAATCATACTTCAATACTAAAGAACCCGCAGATGCAGCAGTGATTTTTAATTCACATCCAGCTTTGATTTTTTTATATTCCAACATCAAATCTGGTTGGTCATGACCAGCACCCGCAGGAACAAAACTTTTAGGAACTAGTCCTAAAGGTTTCAACACCTTTGCAGCATTGATTTCGTACTGAAATCCTTGTTGAGCAGCCATTAATAATTCTCCTTAATGGCATATTTATACTTTAAAACCTCCGAACTTATTTTTTGTTCCAGATAGTCTTTCACGCTCACCGAATGTATTCAAAGGTTTATCATCAACTTGACCCGCATCTACCAAATCATCTTGTGCAGTCTGTTCTACATCATACAGCTTCATCTTTGCCCTGTCAATACCTACCACGAATCGTTTGAAATAGCTTGGGTCGTTATATCGATTCTTGAGTTGCTTAATCATTAACTGATTCAATTGTTCTAACTCTTCGGTACTTATCAAAGCGAACATAAAGTCGGCTGTGGCTGGCAGACCAAACGATTCTGACGTATCTTCCAAGCCTGGGTCCGAGCTGGTGAAGCCGCTTCGTGTGGTCTGTGTAGCTGACATGATGGGAACGTCAAACTCGACGGCCAGACCCCGGAGTTCTTCGGCAATTGCCTTAATATAAGAATAACTATTTACGTTAGCACCAGGCTTGATTCTGGCGCTTGCACAAATGTTAAGATAGTCGATGAAGATGATATCAGGTTTGAAACTCTTTTTGAGTTGCAATTCATTTAACAAAGCACGAAAATGAAGTGCTGATGCTGATGCAGTAGGATACTCTTTGATGATAAGTTTACCCTGAGTCTTTACCCTCAACGCAGAAAATTTGCGGTCATAGTCCTGCTTTGAAATAGAATTCAAGTCTGCAATATCAATATTCAATAGATTGGCATCAATACGTTCTGCAATACGTTCTTCTGCCATTTCCATTGTGATGTACAAAACATTCAGGCCTTGTGACAAACAAGAACCTGCAACGTGACACATGAACAAAGATTTACCAACACCAGTGCCAGCAAGTGCAATGTTCAAAGTCTTTTTGGGCAAACCACCTTTTGTAATCTTATTGAACAAGTCCAAGTCAAAAGGTATTTTTGATTCGTGCCGATGATAAAAGTCATATCGTGATGATGAATCATCAATATAATCATGACCCACCGATGCATCAAAAGATACACCAAGAGCATCACTCAGCAGTTTTGGAATTGAACCTTTGTCTTCTTTCTTGGTCTTATCATCAAGAATTTTTACGGATTGCATAATAGCATTATACAACGCACGGTCTTGACAGAATTTTTCAGTTTGATTGATTAACCATTCTACATCTGTTGGCTCTTCTCTATCAACATTAATCTCACGAATCATTTGAATAGATTCGCTGACCTGGTCTTCTGAAAGTTTTTTAGATTCTGTAAAATTGATTACAAGTGATTCATATGTAGGAAGATGTTTGTATTCTTGTATGTGGTCATTAATTTCATTGAAAACGATTTTTTCTACGGAGTCTGTGAAGTATTCAGCTTTAATGAATGGTAAAATTTTTCTTGCAAAATCTTCATTAAATATCAAATTCTTCAGAATCGTAGTTTCGAGTCTCTTCATTCTTTGTCCTTTGGTTCATCAAAATATCTGTTAGTATATCACCTATTACGTTAAGAAACTCATCGTCTTTCATAAGTTCCTCAACTACAATCTTTGGACTAGTGACTATATTATAATCGAAAGTCATCTTGGCAAACATCTCTTCTTCGGTAATCTTTACTTTACCATAATGATATAAAATGCCGGCATACTTACCTCTGAGTATGCCGACACCCGTTTTTTTACCATCGTCAGAATCAATTAAAACGTAATCAACATTATGCTGTAGCTGGGTCTTCATCCTCTTCCAAAATAATATTTTCGCCCATAATGTTGCTATAAGTGATTTCATATTTTTTTCTCACATATTCTTTGAATTTCTCGTCGGCAATGATATCTTTCCAAAATTCTTCAGTTTGTGTATCTGCAAGACGCTTTTTTTCCAAAACTTCACCCGTATCTTGGTCAACCTTTGCATACCAACCATTACTTGGCTTAGTTACGAAATTGCTTTCGAGTGCAATATCCATAAGACCAGACCACTTGTTAATACCACCGTCAAAAGATACAGTAACAGGTATCTTAGATTTTTCACGAACATATCTTGATTTTTCCACATTAATGATAAAGTTATAACCTACAATTTCAGTGCCATCTTTATCTTGTTGACGTCCAAGAATCCAAATCGTATCAGCAGAGTAGTAAGAACCTGTACCACCACCAACGATATCTTTAGGGAACATGCCAATCTCTTTGTATGTGTGATTGACAACAATCATAGGAATATCTTTGAGTGTTAGATGTGGTGTAATCATACGAAACAAACTCTTGATTTGTTTGGCACGTGACATATCTGCAACAGACTTACCTTCTGTTGCATCATCAACTTCTTTCTTTGATGCAAGATTGCCAATCGAATCGAGAATAATAATTACTCGGTCATTCTTTTCAATACTTTGTAGTTGATTCATGATATCATGTTTTAACTGTTCAACGTCAGTGATTGGTGTGTGTAGTACACGGTCAGTATCGATGTTGAAAGTTTCAAAGTATTTCTGTGGTGTACCAAACTCTGAATCATAAAACAAAACAACAGCATCTTTATACTTCTTCATGTACGCAGATGCCATCAACAAAGCAAACGCTGTTTTAAAATGTTTTGATGGTCCAGCAAACATAGTTAGTCCTGGTGTCAAACCACCGTCTAAACTACCAGACAAAGCAACGTTCACCATAGGAACATCTGTCTGTATCATATCTTTTTCTGTAAAGAATTGCGACTTTGAAAGTATGGAACTTTCTTTAATTGTCGAACTCTTTTTTAGTTTATCAAGCACACTCATTTTCTTCTTCCTCTATAATAAAATTTTCAAGATTTCCAAAAGCAGATTTCGGTCTTTCATATCCAAGAATTTCACAAAACTCTTCAAAAGTTACTAAATGCCATTTGAAGTTAAATTTTTCTGCTATTTCATCACAATGTTGTATAACGCTTCTGTCGGGAATATGAAAACCACGTATTATATACACTTCTTTGTAACCGTATTTTTTATAATATTTCCATATCTTATGTGGTATTTTTTCTTGCACCGAACCTTCTACATTCTGATTTGTGCAATCCGCATAAATTGTGTTATCAATAACAAAGTCTATTTCGGGTTGTCTAGGTCTCTGTCTCTTAAAAGGTATTTTTTTCTCAATTAAGAAATCCATAAGTTTACGTTCCAACTCTTGACCGCTTTTGTTTGCTTTTGATGCATCAGTTAATTTAGCCATAATTATTCCACAAAAAATTCTTCTAATGTCGATGATACGTTTCTCTTATGTGACTCAATATTTTTGATATTATATTTGGCGGCTTCAAAAGTAAAAGCTGGTTGTTGGATTTTTTGTTTATTTTTTGTATCTGTTACATCATACCATTCTAAATCTTTATCTTTTGGATAGTTCAGAGTCCAATCCAAAGATGACTTAGTTTTCATCATATTCTTCGCTGTTTTATTAAGAGGATAGATGTAACGAAACATATAACCATTAATTTTTTTAATACCTTTTTGTTTCATAAAGTCTTTGGTTAACCAAAAAATTTTAGATTTATTAGAAAAAATGGCATTTTCTTTACACAATTCTTTAGTTGACCTTGGATGCAATTTTTCACCATTTTCCATCATATAAACACTTGTCCAATATTTTTCACCAAAATAAAAATTTGATGCTTGATATACGTAGCCACATTTTCCCATTATTCCGTCTGCCATGGTGTATAGGAATAAACATTTAGTATTTTGTTTCATCCATTTTATGATGCCGGAAATCATTTGAGATTCAGAATTTCGTGGCATATCTTCAGACATACACATTTTACCTATCTCAAAATAGTCTTTTGATTCAAGACCAGGAAACATCTTATTAATAGTTTGTCTGGGTTGTGTGCCCCAACCTAGAGTTAAAACACCCTTCAATTCTTCTTTTATAAAAAAACCTAAAAAATGTTTTGTTATAGAGGGCATAACAGGAGAATAATGATATTTTTGAATAAACTCAGTCGCATCAAATTTTGATATCTGCTTTATTTCAAAATCATGTTTCATCCAACTTATCTCCGATATTTGCTATATTATCTTTGTGTATTGTAACTTTGTCATTAAAGAATGATTCTAAACTATTTGTTGGTGTTGTGTCAATCTTTTTTTTCTTTGTAACCTTTTTTACTAGTTCGGGTTCTTCTTTTTTCAATCCACGGTATGTTTGATTTGCTGCAATTAATAACAACACAGCAAGTGGGTCAAAAACAATAATAATGACAAAGATTACCAATCGAACTGCTTTGTCAATTAAATCATGGTCTTGCGTACCATATACTACCTCGGCAACGTACTTGATAGGTCCCAAGTCTGATTCAGCCTTCTTAACTTCCAAGGATAAAGGAAGCTTTTCTTCTGTAAGTTTCTGAATCTCTTTTTGAAGCCCTGCATTCTCAGCAGCGATTCTCTGACGGTCTTTCTGTTGGGCTTTGCGTATCTGTGATGCCCTCTCGGCACCCCTTTCGTCTTTCGACCTGCCCATAATTTGGTCGACAGCTTCATCATACTGATTAAGGTTCTTGTCATTCCTCTCAATGGTCGCTTGGAGCGATTTAATTTTTTCGTCATATATTTCTACCTTTGCTACTTGTGGTGCAATCGTTGATGAATGTTCAATGTGTGCTTTTGAAAGATAACCAAAAATGCCCATTGAAGTGATTCCCATGAGTAATATTACAGCAATCAAGAAATAGACTTTTAAAGCAGAGAATGTTTCTTTCCAATGATTGTATACCCATGATACAGTTACTAGTTTTGCTGCTTCAAGTACAGAACCCATAATGATAATTGGCCAGTATGAGCCAGGAAATATCTGAGCAAGACCTATCACTGAATAGTATGCTGCAATACCAGACAGCGCAAGTGCAGTCAAAAAAGGTAAGATGACTTGTATCATGGATTTTCTTTTGCGTGTGGAACATCAAACACTAAAACAATTCTATCAATAGTTCCAATATTTTTTGCTGAGTGTTCTAACTTATTATTAAACCAAAATAGAGTTCCTGGCTCAACAATAATTTTTTCATCACCAACAACATATTCATAAGTGCCTTGTATTGAAAGATGATATCTATCTTTATTCAGATAATACTTACCAAAGTCTACATGTGCGCCAGTTACACCGCCTGGTGGTAATGCTAAGAATCCAGCACGTTTAAACTCTTTAAAGTGCCTCTTCAAAAAACCAACAGCTTCAGTGTGACGTTGATATGGTGGCGCAGGAATACATCCCTCAGAGTCAAAAACATATTCATCTGGATGAGTGATTGTGCCAATAACAAGTTGAAGAACAGCAGCTTGACTTATATAAGTGTGTGGGTCTAATACTTTGGTATCTGGCATCTTTTGTTGATAATTCCAATCTCCAGGATTATCATTCAGTTGTTTCAGTATTTTTGAAACATTAATACCAGTTTTGATGATTCGTATATTCTTCATGAGAAAAAGTCTTCAAGTGTAGATTGCTTTTCTGTTTTCCAATCAATACAATTTAAAATCAATTTGATTGGGTCTAGAAAAGTTTTTTCAAACTGCATATCATAATCAATATATTCTTGTAGGTCAAACTCTTTTGGCAATCTCGTTGGGAAAGATATTACCATATCTCTGATTGGATTTGGTGTTTTCAAGTAAGTAAACTTTAACTTCTCACCTTCTTTTACAGATGGATACTTGTTGGTAAGCTTATACTGTTTTAGATAGTGATTGTATAGTATCGCACCCTTGACATGAATTGGTGTTCCCTTTTTATATATTGTAACGGAATCAGAATATTCAGACAGACCATTGCATCCACGAGGAAAAGATACATCTTCTACAGGTAATGTTTTAAACTCTTCTCTGAAGTCGGCAATAAATTGTTGAACTGTTTCTTCATCTGTGTTGACTACCAAATCAATCAGCTTATACATCTTGTCACGCACAACAGTTGGTGTTGATGACTTTACCATCTCAAGACCCATAACTTTGAGTTTTGGTTTGGCGTACTGAACACCTTCGTTGTTATACACATTCAGAATGTATCTTTTCTTTGCAGTCCAGATACCTTTGTCTGAAAGACCCTCACGTTTCATCTGCATCTTCTGTTCATACGCATGAACGTAATCAGCAAGTTCTTGATATGACTTGTCAATATATGGCTGAATTTTTTGCTCACAAACTTTGTCCATGAATTCAATTGCTTTTGCACCAGACAAAGTTACTTTACCATCTACGCCATATACTTTCTTTACAAGAGGACCAAGATTTAAATAAATCGAATCTGTGTCTGATGCAATTACATAATCATTATTTGATTTGAGTACATCATTCATATACTCAT